ATTCTTAGCTTCATCAATGTTAGCGATGAAGGTGTGAGCGATGAGCAGATCATCAATGGTGATGACACGCTCTGCGTGATTCATCGAGGAACCGAGAATCTCGTTTCCAGGAGTGTGGTACTCAGCAGAGAAATTACCAGTTACAGGGAACTGAGCTGATTTACCAGAGCTGATGGTACGCACCATGTGCTTATCCATCATTACGTTCTTCTCAGCGAAGGCTGTTAGAACTTCACCTGCGAAGACTTTAAGGAACAATGCGTCTTTATCTGCACCACCGTTAATGGCACCAAGACGACTTGGGGTTGCGTTAGACATAAAATATACCTCGTGTAGAGTTGAAGAAAGTTAGTGCAACTTCCTAGAAACCCGACACACGTCACACAAAGTTATCTCCCGCAGGAGGCAAAGGTAGTGTAATCAGTTCTTAGAATTGCAATTCCACCGCATAGAGATGCAGTGTGGAGCGTCTTCACAACAAGGTAATGCAAGCCCCCATTACTGAGGGCTGCGTCCTACAGGTGAAACCATAGGAGGGGTATTGTTTCAGTTACGGGTCTTAGCCGTCTTAGCAGCGTTCTTGAAATCGGAAGCAGAGGGTGCTCCCTTTTCTCCCGGCTTACGCATACGCTCGCCAGACCCCTGCTGGATACGCAGACGCTTGGCATGGATATTGGCATAAAGGCCGTTCTTAACCTGCGGCATAATGATTCCTTAACAATGTATTACTTCTTTGTGACCTTCTCGTATGTACGATAGGCACCCAGACCCAACATCCCGAACAGGAGGGTCATCAATGTATCTAGCTCTAGCGGAGGCGGTGCCGTCCACTGGGCTACGTTCGTTCCTACCCATGTGAACAAGGGACGGAACACAATCTGATATGCAAGTCCGAACGTGCAGATCCATCCAACGGATGGCCTCCAGCCTGACTTGAAGAAACTATCGGAGCCAGCTTCAATCTTGTTGATCTCCATCTGACCCAAGGCAAGCTTGGTATCAGCTTCGAGCTGCGCCAGCTCACCAGTCTGTTGCATCTGAAAGAGCTTCAGCTTGGCTTCAGCGGCCTGGGCAGGGTTAGGAAAGAGCTTATCAAAGACCTTTCCGGCAAGATCGAAGAGACCCCCTAGGAGTAGGGGGTTCATCTTTTATCCTTAGAGAATGTTAGAACGACTGAGCTTCTGAGCCACTCGGGCACGGAAAGCAGGATCGCTCTTATATTCAGGTGAAGCCATATCCTTCTGCATCTGAGCTACGGACTCGTAGACATCAGAGGATCCTGAAGCACTTGTAGCCCCTTTGAAGAGGTTTGGTTCAGCAGGACGAACAGCAGAGAACTTCTGGTACATACCTGCTACTGCAAGCTTTGCAATGTTAGGATCACCTGAATCAACAGCAGCGTTATAAGCGGAAATCTCTGTTTGGGTTAGATTGGCTTTCGCCCATTCAACCATCTCAGAGAACGAATCTTCACCACCAGCAACAGCTTTGACCTCGGACTCGTAGAGGGCAGCTCGTGCCTTTTGACCGTCAATGTACTGGTCAACGATGTTCCGTGGGTAACCTGCTTTTTCGAGCTTGTCATAGCTCTCAGCAGATAGCTCACCCTTTGTGTTGAACTCCTGTGAGAAGTCGGACAAGTCCAGACCCTTGGTAGCCAACTCGTCCTTCACCTGGTCGGTGGAGGGTTGGGCACTGGGGTCAGCCTGTTTGGATTCGGCTGGCTTGCCTAGCTTTGACTCAAGCTCTGCATATGCCTTAGCGAGATCCTCAGGAGACTTGAATTTCTCTGGGAGCCACTGGGGGCGATCTTCGGTCGGTTCGGTTGCGGGAGGTGTGTCCTCAGTAGGAGCCTGAGCAGCGGCATCGACCTTAGCGATCATTGCATCTACGTGGGCTGGATCCTCTGTAGGAGTAGTACTAGGTACAATTACAGTATCAACCATTAGTAATCAGTTACAGTAAGAGTCACGCCACCATTTTCTACATCATAGGTGTTGGACTTGGGTTTATCTTTAGCTTTCGGCTCGGGAGTGGGTTGAGGGGCTACCTCTTCGGTAGCCACCTCGAATGTATCACTCAGAACCTTGGGCTGCTTGGCCTTGGGCATTAGCAATTCCTTGTTCCATCATACGTCCACCAGCTTGAACAGCGGGACCAATCCCCTTCTCCATAGCCATCTGCATCATCATCTGCTGTTGGGCAGCCTGTTGCTCGGCTTGGATCTGCTCTTGACTCTTGACTAGACCTTTCATGTCAATCCCTAGAGCAGAGCCAGTACGCATCAATGCGTCTGCCTTGTTGATCTCTGGGGGAAGCATGGCGATCTGAGCCGCAGCTTGGAAGAACATATTCAATTTATTAAGATCGTTGCCACGACCGAGTGCCTCCATACCCGTGACGATCACAGGCTGAACGGTACCCTCTGGCAACACGGGTAATCGCTTCTGACGTTCCATCTGGAACATGATCCGCTTCACCAAGGGGAGTTGGAACTCCTGGCTCAGGATCGAGTAGATTCCACCTAGGGCGGACTCTAGCTCGTTGGCCATGTAGCGGATCTCTTCAGCAGTCACTCGCTCCCCACTGCGTTGCACAGCGGAGTTGAGGAGGAAGGCGAATGACAGGCGTTCGTTGATTGTGGTGACCGTCTCCAACGCTACTCGGAAGTCGTTGAATTTCTGGAGTTGGAGGGTGCTAACATCGTTCTGCGTTCCCTCAACGAATGCGCCATTATCGGCCTCAGCTAACTGAGCCATATCGGTAACCCCGTTGGGGTTGACCATGAAGAGAACTTTAGCAGCAGCAGCGGAACCCTCAACGATGGCTTGAGACAATCCCTCAAGCGACTTGAGGTCACCGAGGTATTCTTCAACATAGCCACGTCCATAATCCTCACCGTCAATCTTGGTGAATCTTACGGGGATCCAAGGGGACTTATCGAGGGGATAAGATCCTTCTGTGCCAGGGATTCTTTGTCCCTTAATTTCTTGATAGACTTTCCACTTCTTATCATCACGATAGACGTGGGTGTACATATCTACATTCTTGTAGCCGTCAGAGTCAGAGTGATCTGCACTTGAGATCAACTCTTGGACATTCTCCGGTAGAGTTTTGGGTGAAACGGATTCCTTGGTGATAATCTCAAGGACGTTACCCATTGGGTCACGCTTGACCACAAATCGATCCATACGGAAAACACGTACGCCACCTTCTGATGGTAGATACACAAGCACGTTACCTGTAACGAGCAAGTGCTTCAATGCTTCAAATCCACCAACACGAATAGCGTTGGCTTCAATTTCGTTCATCACTGAACGTTCAATTCGGTTCAGGCCTTCCTCAACCTTGGCTCTCATGCCTTCCTGTTTCGTCAACTTTTCCAAGGTGAAATCGTCAATCGACAAACGGAAGAACGGAGCGTTGGGTGGAAGCAATGCCAGCAAGAGCTTCGATGCCAGGTTATTGACACCACGAGCACCAATTCCTTGCCACGGAGTTGGCAATCGAGACGCACTCGAATGGCCATCCTTTGGAAGCAACGAGGGGATGGTTAGCTCGGCACACTCTCTCGCTCGGTCTAGAAACGTCTTACGAGTTGATTCTAGCTTTGAGTATTTGCCCGAACAGGTTTGGTTTGAATCCATCCCTGTTTTCTCCTTATTGTGGAATGTTTAGTCCGCTACCTTCGCTTGGCGCAGTGCCATCAGCGAGATCAATACGCAGACGTGAACGACCCTTCTTGTTCAGGGCGTTGACGCTCTTGTCCATATCTGGATCTTCCTTGCCAGTCTTCAACTCAGGAATAGGAGCTGGAGGAGCTGGAGGAGGTGGGGGTGGCGGTGGGGGTGGTGCCTTAGGGGAAGACATGCACATTATCTATTCTCCAAAACATTTTTAGTCTGGGCCTCAAAGGCAGACCGTAAAAAACGGACCACTGAAACTTGGCCCGACTGAAATAAAATTTGTTCGTATGTAAGATTCGGGTCAGGCATCCTATCGGGAAACCGCTTCTCCAAATCTTCAAGCAATTCTTTTGATACTATGGGTAATCTCTTAGTTTTATCCATAAGTTCTCCAATTCAAGGACTAAAGAAATCAAGGAGTTAGGAGGGGTTTGATCCCCTCCCCTCGCCTATCGAACTGGACAAGCTCCTCC